GTCGTAGGCCAGTTCAAGGAGTTCATGCGCAAGGAGTCGATCCAATTCACGATTGACGAATACCACCCGCCGAACACTCACTCGAAGGAAGAGCGCATCAGCGCAAACCTCGAGCCCCGCTACACCAATCTCGCCATCTGGCACTACAAGGGTGGGCACTGCCAAGCGCTCGAAGAAGAGCTGATCGTAGCCTTCCCTGAGCACGACGACTTGAAGGACGCGGTGTCGTCCGCCATCGAGATTGCGAAACCTGCGCAGGTACGACGTGCGCGTAACGAACAACAAGGAAACGTGGTGTACAGCAGCCGCTTCGGCGGCGTTGCGTACAGCTAGGAACTATGCCTGAAGTCGTAATCATTCCTGAATACGAGCCGGATGCTATCGCTCGCACGGTCGCCGATATGTGGGTGCGTTACAGCTCGAACAAGATCGGCTTCGACACCGAGCAGAAAGAGCTTCGCGAGTACCTGTTCGCCACCAGCACGCGTGACACAGCGAACGCCAAGCTACCTTGGAAGAACTCCACTGTCACGCCGAAGCTGACGCAGATTCGTGACAACCTGCACGCCAACTACATGGCCGCACTGTTCCCGAACGACGAGTGGTTCGTATGGGAAGGCGACGACCAGGACTCGATGACCCAGCAGAAGCGGGACGCCATCGAGGGCTACATGCGCCAGAAGCTGAAGCAGTCGAAGTTCGAGATCACGGCTGAGCAGTGGGTGCTGGACTACATCGACGCCGGCAACGTATTCGCAGGCCACGAGTTCGTCAACCTCTCCAAGACCGATCCCGCCACAGGCGAGGTGATTGAGGGCTACATCGGCCCTCGCGCTGTGCGTGTGAGTCCGGTGGACGTGGTCATGGACCCTACCGCAGCGTCGTTCCATGTGTCGCCTTTCGTGCGACGCATCGTGCGTACCTGTGGTGACATCCGCAAAGATTTGAAGGTGTTGGGCGATCAAGGCTACGACCTGGATGTGCTCAACAAGGCACTGAAGCTGCGATCCAACTTCACCGACTACGCCGACCAGTTGAAGAGCCAGGGCCTCGTCATGGACGGGTTCGGCTCTATCGAAGAGTACTTCCGGTCAGGTCGCGTCGAGCTGCTCGAGCTGTGGGGCGATATTTACGACGAGAAGACAGAGGAGTTCTACGCCGACCACGTCTGCACAGTGGTCGACCGCACCTGGCTGCTTCGCTGCCAGCCGAACGAGTCCTGGCTGGGTAAGCGTCCGTGGGAACACTGCGGCTGGCGTATCCGCTCCGACAACTTGTGGGCACAGGGTCCGCTGCACCAGCTGATCGGCATGCAGTACCGCATTGACCACCTGGAGAACCTGCAGGCCGACGTATTCGACCAGATCGCGCATCCGGTCACGAAGACCAAGGGCACCACGGTGGAAGACTTCACCTGGGGTCCAGGCGAGAACATCTTCTGCGGTGAGGACGGCGACGTCGAGGTCTTGAGACCCGACTCTACCGCGCTCAACGCCGACATGAAGATCGACCACCTCATGGCGCGCATGGAAGAGCTGGCAGGAGCGCCCAAGCAGGCTATGGGCATCCGCACGCCAGGGGAGAAGACCAAGTACGAGGTTCAGACGCTGGAGAACGGCGCAGGCCGCATCTTCCAGGCCAAGATCAACTGGCTCGAGAAGAACGTGTTCGAACCGCTCCTGAACTCCATGCTGGAGGAAGCGCGTCGCAAGATGGGCGCAAAGGAGCTGATCCCAGTCAAGGACAAAGAGCTGGGCACCACCACCTTCATCGAGATCACCAAAGACGACTTGCTGGGCAAAGGCAACCTGCGCCCTGTAGGCGCCAGGCACTTCGCCGAAGACGCCAAGTTCGTGCAGGAGCTGGAGCACACACTGGGAGCAGTCGAGAAGTCGCCTCTCCTGAAGCCGCACTTCTCCGGTATCGCCCTCGCAAGGGCGCTCGAGGACCGTCTCGGCTGGCGCCGGTACGGCATTGTCAAGCCGAACGTAGCAATCGAAGAGCAGATGGACACACAGCGCCTGATGAACCAGGCCCAGGAATCCCTGGCTGCCGAAGGCGCTGCACCGAGCGAAATGCAACCGGAAGACTTCCAGTCCAGTGAACCAGCTCCTCAGCAAGCAGCTTAAAGACCCGAAGGCTAAAGAAGCCTTCCAAGCCTGGTGGGATAACGCAGGCGCAGAGCTGGAAGTGCTCGCCAGAGCTTTGTTCGAACTGGCCGGCGACGGCAAGGTGAAGGAAGCCGACCTCAAGGGAGGCGATGCCCTAGCCACATTGGCCTACAAAGCAGGCCGCAGGGCGGCGCTCTTAGACGTCCTAGACCTCCTACCGGAGCACGCCACCAAAGATATTTTGCGGTAAAGCGATACCTCTTTAGCTTTTATACGTATATCTCTATAGAGGCCCTAGAAACATCCCTATCTAGTAGGGCTCCCATCTGGCTTGGCGGTTGTTGCTGGGTGGGAGCGCCAGGCAGTACGCAACGACACTAGATTGAACCGCCACCTCTTCTACCCTGCGTTCGCGGGGTCCGCCTCATCCGTTGACCATCGGAGTACCACCTCTTGTCTGACCAGACACTGTTTGGGGATACCGCCCCCGCTAGCGGCAATGCAGTACAGCCTGATCCCTCTACCCAGCCCCAAGACCAAGGAGTTGCCGGGATTCTAGTAGGAGAAGGACGTAAGTACAAAGACATCGAGGCCCTTATCAAAGGCCACCTTCACCTGGACTCATTTGCTGAACAGCTGAAGGAAGAGAACCGCCTGCTACGCGAGAAGCAGACCAGCGCGGCCACGATTGAAGATGTACTGAGCAAGCTCACCGAAACCAAGCAGGCAGCCGGCACGACCACCGACCAGACCGCTGGAGCGCAGCCCACCGCTGCCGATATCGTTGAGCAAGTAAAGAAGGCCCTACAAGCCGACAAATCCGAAGAGACCAAAGCCAGCAACCGCTCACGCGCGGAGGCTGCCATGAAGGAACTCTTTGGTGACAAGGCTAAGGACGTCTTCAACGCTATGGCGACAACGCCTGAAGAGCGTCACGCTTTTGCCCTCCTGGCAGAAGCCAACCCCGAAAGATTCATCGCTGTGTTCAAGCCGGCTGACAAGCCGATGCCCGGAATGGCGACTTCTACTGTCAATGCTGGAGCCCCTACGGGCTCTAACCGCGTCAATGACCCAGGCACTAAGGAATACTGGGACAACATGATGCGTACCGACATTAAGAAGTTCATGCGCCAAGACCAGCAACTCGCCAAGCAGAACGCAGCTATAGCGAACCCAGGCAAGTACTGGAATCGCTAATCCCACTCTATAGCCGGCTCTAAGCCGGTCCCGCCTAGCAGTACATCCAGGCAGAAAACCAATACCTGGAGTAACACATTATGGCCGGCGTTGATTACGCGAAAGTTAGCGACAACCTGGTGCGTGCCGAACTCTGGTCCGACAGCTTGAAAGAAATCCTTCAAGACAAGCTGATGGGTCAGTCGATGTTCGTCAATTGGATGACGAACTTCCCCGATGGCAGCACTTTCACCATCCCGTCTGTTGGCGAGATGACCATGCGCGAAGTGAGCGAGAACGAAGACGTTGTCTACGATTCTCTCGACACTGGCGAGTTCCAATTCGAGATCAACCACTACGTTGAGTCGGCCACCTACATCACCGATAAGGCGAAGCAGGAAAGCTACTACGCGAACCAGTTGATCGCAGGCTTCGAGCCCAAGATGCGTCGGGCCATCGAAGAAAACCTCGAGACCAACATCTTCGCGCTTGCTGCCAGCCAGACCGCAGCGAACCCGAACACCATCAACAATGCCAGCCACCGCTTCGTGGCCTCGGGCAGCACGAACACCGTCCTGTCGCTGGAAGACTTCGCCTACGCGAAGTACGTCATGGACAAAGCGAACACCACGCAGGCTCGTGTAGCAGTTCTCGATCCTTCGCAGGAATTCGTGTTCAACACCCTGACCAACCTGGTCAACGTGTCGAACAACCCCCAGTTCGAGGGGATCATCAACGGTGGCTTCACCAACCAGACCACCGGCATGAAGTTCATCAAGAACGTATTCGGCTTTGACGTCTACGTGTCGAACTACCTGCCTACCATCACTGGTACGGAAGCCATCAACGCCGACACGCGCGGCAGCATCACCAGCCCGTCTGGCGCAGTCCAGAACCTGTTCATGAGCATCGGTGCAGACGAGACCCCGTTCAAGGGTGCGTGGCGCCAGATGTTGCGCGTTGAGTTCGAGCGCAACAAAGACAAGCGTCGTGACGAGTATGTCATGAACGGTCGTTACGGCCTGAAGTTGTATCGGCCCGAAGCGCTCGTTGTGGCCCTCACCAAGACCACGGCTCGCTAAGGAGATATAGAAAATGGCTCGTAAAGAAACTTGGAGCAATTCCGACGGCCTGATCGTTGGTAACGGCAGCCGCACCGTCGAGAAAGAAGACGGCGGGGAAGTCAAGACGTTCGGTGGGTTGAAGCAGGCAGTGATGCACTTCGATTACACCACGGCGACGACTGCCAGCCCGCATGGGATCGTGATCCCGGCAGGTGCCGCAGTAGCTGCAGTCTGGATCGAAGTCCTGACCGCCTGGGCGACCAGCGATGCAGGC